TTGTTGGAAAGGTTTGATCGAGTTTGTTTTGACGATCCAGAATGGATTGTTGCAAAGACTGGGATTTTGAGTGATCAACGGTTATTTGATCTCTGGACAGGAACATCCTTATTTCTGACAGAGCAATGTTTCCAGTCTTGCACAAAGGATACTGGAACAAAAGAACAAATGAGTTCACCGGCGAACAATGCCAATAAAAGCCAACCAAAGCGTGGGGGAGGCGAGAAAGCGACACGTATAATATTTACTGCTGAAGAGCAGGAGAAACATGTGAAGAACCTTGCGAAAGGTGTTTCTAAGGCCGATTCAAAAGGCCGAATCTTACAAGCTCGTTTGGACAAGAAGCAATCTGTCCAAGTGAAACCTGTTGTAGTACATGTTGAAAAACAGAAAGTGCAACAGGCTGGCCCTAAGAAGCCACAATTTTTACAACAGAAGTTGAAGAGTAATATCTCAAACTCTGTGGAAGGAAGAAAGAAAAAGAAAGATCGTTATGGTGGTCGAGCGCCGGAATTGTGGGAAAAGTTAATGGATACAGGTTCAGACCTGGTTGAACACTTTGCACCACTTTTGATGGGAATGGGTGATTATGATGAAGATCGGCTTGCAACAAGTCCGGAACCGGAAGCGAATTCGATTTTAGCGGGAGCTACAAATGGAAAGCACGGGGGTTCGCTTGTTCGCGAGTTGAAGAGTGGGAGAAGTGATGTGCCATGTATTCATGAGGATGGAATGGTGACAAGAATTGCGCATCGAGAGTATATTGGAGATGTTCTTTCGACGACGAGTTCTTTTGTCCCTTTGGAATTTCAGTTAAATCCTGGGATGAAAGAGACATTTCCTTGGTTGAATCAAGTGGCAGCGAATTATACACAGTACCAGTTTTTGGGTTTGGTGTTTGAGTTTGTTTCTGAAGGATCTGAGTACACCAACTCAGCTGGACTAGGTTATGTTGCCATGTCAACGCAATATGATGCAGGCTCAGCACCTTTTGTTGACAAAAGATCACTTTTGAATGCTCAATTTGCTGATGCTGCAAAGCCTAGCAAATCATTTCAGCAGTGGGTTGAGTGCTCTCCAGAAAAAGTGCGCGATCCACGACGAAATGTGAGGTGTGCTGCGAATCCTTCAAATACTTCAATCAATGATTATGACATTGGAAAGACAACATTGGCCGTCGGAGGTAATGTTGCATCTAATGCTGTGATCGGAGAGTTTTGGGTGTCATATGATGTTTTATTGTATGTCCCACGAAGTCAAGGATTTGTCAACACGACAATTGATAAGTATAACTCTGATTCTGCTGCGGCAACATCAACAGATGCTGCCATGTTGGGTAGTGGTTGGAGTGTGGGAACAGTATCAACCTTTTCTCCAATATTAACTGGAAATTCGTTGACTTTCCCAGCTGGATCAAGGGGTCGTTTTTGGGTTGTGCTTTTCTTTACTCGCACAACTACAACAACTGCTGTTACTGGTGCGTATACTACAACTTTGGTTGGGTGTACTCAAGCGTCATCAACAGCTCTTTTGATAGCACCTGCTTTTGTTGCAACTCAAGTTAATACAATGCAGGCTGCACCTTTTGATATATTTTCTGATGGCGCATCAATTACGTGGAATAATACACTCTCGTTTTTCGGTGCTGGAACAGGCACAACGAAGATTGTGGTTACACAAATACCTGCGGGTTTATCAGAACCGTCACCAATTTTTGATGTTGGGG